GACTGATTTGTTCAAATGGAATTCTTTTACAGCATCGAACCAATACAATGAAGAGCCAATGAAATTGATTGGACAACTATACAGTTGAGCTCCCGGTGCCCAACCTAATTCTAATCCACCCATCGTTCCTAAAACGTGAGTAGCATGATTACCTGCGGCAGAACTATAGTTAATAGTACTTGCACCACTCATATTAGGCAGAGTATTCCATTGAAGTTGGTTATATCGTGTCACGCCATTTGCATCTTCAAATTGTTCGTGAGTCGGCAAGGCAGAATTACCTTCATGAACTACAAGGTCAACGCCAGTACCGTCTAAATGTCCAGTATAATACTCAGATGATCTAGTGCTAGTTACACTTGATCCCCATCCGTTTGTTGCTTCAATGTGTCTTAACATACCCCAATTGGCTTGTGTAGTACCACTATTATCTCTTGCCCAACTACTCCTTGGATTCCGTTCAAAGTCTAACATATCATCATCCCATTCAATAGGTTCATGAACACTATTGACGCGAGGATCATCTCTCAGAGTTACCGCTTCTTCATCTGTGAGTGCCATAGCAAAATGACGTGTGCTACCATTTCGTGGTTCAACAACATCAACTGTTCTAGCAGGAACATAGTCATTACCTGACTCAGCTGTCAGCTCATCTTTCAGCTGGTCTTTAGGTTGACCTTTTTCCATTGCTATGATATATGTTTTTTCTGACATAGTTTACCTATACGATGTTGATTGTGTTACCCATACTTGAGTGTGCTGTACATTGATAATACAGTGTTGCAGGAGCACTCATTGGAACAGTGAATACAATATTACCACTGCTTGCCCCATTGTTTGTAACACCAGTACTATAAGCTGATCCACCACTACTTAATCTAATTTCAAATGGATGCGAACCACCAGAGTTGTTTACAAAGGTGTATGTTTCACCACGACGTAGATACAACACAGGATCATTTTCTGCAGTTGGAAAGAATCGATTATCAGCAGCAAACACATAATCTGTAGAACCGTTAGCCGTCATTGTAAATGTTCCACCAGGAGTATTATCACTTACAACATCTGCCCAAGCATTTGCTTGATAAGTTTGTAGTGTACCAGTAGTTGAGTTATAAACAATCTCACCATTGGCAGCTGAGAGTGCATCACGCTGTCCTGTCGTTAATGTAGCAACTCTGAACCCACCACCATTGTTACTATCATCTTTAGATATGGTTACTGATCCACCAGCTTTCAATACTAAATTGCTGTTTGCGGTTACTGTTGGTGTTCCAGTGGTTGTAGTATCAAAAGGTCCATTTACTGTCAGACCTGCAAACACTGCACTATCTGTTGTGTTCAAATCTTGATCAAATGGATTTCCTCCACCACCTCCTCCACTGCCAGCAGAGTCATTACCAGGAACGAATGTACTTGATCCTGCAGCCCACTTCAATACTTGACCGTTTTGTATTCCTGATATATCAACATTAGTAAGATCATTTATTCCTTTAGAAACCAAGTTGTTGATATATGTTGCATCAATCAATGCTGTAGTTGCAGCAGAATCGATCCCACCGTTTGCTTGAACTATAGCTGTTACAGCAGCTGAGTCTAATATTGACTGAGCATTATCTAATGCCGTTGCAATACTTGTTATCTGAGCAGAGTCTAAGATTGTTGCAGTTTCTGCTTGTAATGTGGTAAAGTTGGCATCGAGTTCGGAGTGGGTCAATGCCGAGCCTTTTACATTTCTTAATGTTACTACCATTTTTTACCTCTTATGGTGTTAGTTCTACATAATCGTTATTGACATATCCCTCAAACATATATTCTTGGGTAAGTGAGTCATACGATCTTGTATAGTATGTGTTTTGATCCATCGTCTCTGCATTGTTATCCATTCTAATAACATATGGATAGAATTGTGGATTACTATCATCATCAAATGTTGGAGAGTTGACATGCATAACATTTTCAATATCTCCATATGTTGCTTCTAGTTGTGCTGCAGTAAAGTCAACATATTTCGCAACTCTAGCATGTAAGCTAATATATGCTGCTGCTGTATCAGAATCATTACCATCATCTAAGATACCTGTCATGTCTACAAGATGATGACCAAATGTAGCTGTTGCAACGCCTTCTACCAATAGACTTGGTGGTGGTGCTGGAATCACTTCTGGCATGATTCTGTTTACAAATGGATTCTCTCCAAGGCCCCACAGAACTGCATCTTGTTCAATTTGAACAGCACCTCCCAAGAACCAACCAGCTGGATGAACAAACGTCTTATATAATTCTCTCCATTGGTTAATTGGAATAGGTGATTTAATGAACACAGAAAAGATCTGATATAAACCATAATTAAGAATATACTTTAATGATTCAATTCCAATTTCAGATTCACCAACAATAAAAATATTATCTCTAGGATATTCAATCTGAACATCTGTATTGAAGAAAGCTCTAAAGAATCCTTCTGCAGAATATTTTGTGCCTTTGACTCTATAGAAGTTTGCAAAGTTTCTTAGAACTTCTCTCGGGTCTGTAAAGTATTCTCGAGAAGCTCCTGAAGCAATCTCCATAAAGATTTTATCAAGTTGCTCAACATCTGCTCGTTCAATGTCTCTGATTGCATAAAGATCCTTTAACAAAGAAAGATATTCATCTTGGTTTACATATTCATAGTACCCTTCTAAAAAAGCAATTAGATTAGGATAGTCAGTTGCAAAGTGTTCTGGTAACACTTGTTTTACCAAGTCAGTTTGCAAGTTCAGAACAGACCGATCAAAGTCTGATATGTTATATGCGTCTGCCATAAATTACAAGCTCACTTGTAGTGTTTGTCTGTCTATAATACCTGAAGCAAAAGAAATATCATTATCAATGTTAATTATATAATTTCTTAATGGTCTGATTGTACCTTGGTTTGCAGGAACAGCTGAGAACTTAATAAAGTTGTTACCAGTTGTAATTTGCTGAGGTTCAAAACCTACAAGACTGATTGTACCCTTATCTGGATCATAAGATCCAATATTATCAATAATAGTTTGACCAATTGCATCAACAATTTGCAGTTTATTACTCGCTAATGTATTTTGAATAGAACAAGGTTTGTCGTTAAAGATGAATGTGGATGATCTAATAATAATATTAACGTCATCTGGTTCTGCTATTTTTACTGGGAAAGGTATTTCATATGATATTGACTCATTCAGTATTGGCACAAGCCTTTGTTGCATTTTTACATCAATCGACGAGTTCAAGATTGCTTCACTCTGATCATCAATGATAGCCAAAAGATCAGAACGTCTCCATACCTTACCAAACGCTTTTAGATTATCATCAAAATATTGTCTGATTAACGGAAGTACTTGATCTTCTGTTGCCTGAACCGTAAGTCCAGATAGCGATGGATCAAAGTTAAATGTACAACCAACTTCTAAGAATGTCTCGACAGGATCAGAGAAGATAGTATCAACAGCCATAATTGATAGGTTGTCTGTAATATTAGCAACAATACTATCCTTAACCGCTTGCTTCTGATCATCAGATGTTCCATCCTGGAATGCTAGACTTACATATGCACAGCCATACTTTGGTGGCACATTGTCTTCACCACCCCATGCGGTTGCATCAGTAACAGCTGAATAGTTTTGAATAATAACAGCTTTGTAATCATCTGCTGTTACAAGTCTTTGTTGAGTTGCAAATGCAATAGGAGCATTCGATCTAATTGATTCAAGACTTTGTCTTTCTGCACCTGAATTGGAATTGGAAACAGTCACAACATCAAGTGATTTATTAACAGTTGTACTTCCAGACGGAACAGCTATTGTCTGTGCAGGATTGAAAATAGCAGCACCGTTAGCTACTGCACCTTCAGCTGAAAGATAATCAACAGTAATCTTATTGCCTGCACTAGGCGAACGTCCAAATGAAATACCATCACCAAAGTTTAGTTCATAGTTACCGTTTGGTGATTCAGATAATTGATAAAATGTTGATTCGGAAGTAACAGCTGTTGCCGTGTTTATATTTGCGTATGTTGTAAATGCTGATGTAGTAACAGAATCATATACTCTAACAATAGCAGTAGATGTATCAATTGTTTGATCTGGAATTACATAAAGTTGTCTTTCACCAACCTCTCCAACAATAAAGGTTTTTATTCGAGGCGTACCTTCATAAATTAAAATGTTACTGTTGCCTTCTCCATCTTTAAATGTATACACACCATTACCATCATCTGTTGCATAATGTGTTTGTCTGGTTTGGAAGGTATAAGTTACGTCCCCAACAGCTGCTTGGAATGTAAATCCGGATGGTAATGCAATTGTATTAGGTCTATTAATAACACTCAATAGATTAACAGATATACCAACAGTAGCTCTTGATGCAGTTCTTGATCTGATGTTATATCCCAAAGATGTTGCATGAGCAACAACAGAACTTCTTAGCTGTGCGGTGGATAGAAATGATTCGTTCAACGCAAAGTTTGCAGTTAGAGCATTATAGTGAGTGTTATATGCAAGAACATCTAAGATGTTACTAATACCAGAAGCCTCGAAGTTAAAATCAGAAAACTCTGACTTTGCAGCAAAGTGTGTTTTCAATTGATTTTTAATATTATCAAAGTCTAGTTTACTTGATTGAATATTTACTGCCATTTATCTCAACCTCGATAGCGTTGTTTCTAATGTAGCGACTTCACTTGTGTTAATAACTTTAAATTCAATACCAACAAATATCTCATTACGATCAAGATTGTTTTGAATATTGATAGTTAAAATTTGTGCTCTGGGTTCGTAGTTTGAAACCGCTATTCTTATATTGTTTTCAAGTTCTTGGGTAGTAGATGTAGTTGCGTTTTCAAACAGCAATACTCCTAAGTTTCCACCTAGTATAGGTCTGAAAGGCCTCTCACCCAATCCTGTCATTAATAGATTCTTTATGGATTGTTTAACAGCAGCTGCATCAGTCTTCTTATAGATGTCACCATTTGGCTTAGCAAGAAACGCTAAGTCAATATCTTTGTACGCTTTGTCTCGTGAAGATATGATTGACCCACCAGACGATAGGTTTCCATCTTCTACTGATAATGCTCTTGTAACTGCCATTGTCTTTCCAAATCTTTGGTTTATTTATATGTTTTTTCTAAGACTTAATCTCTACTAGACTATTAGCAGACTGCACATTTCCATTAAATAATGTCTTAATTTGTTTTTTATATTTCGTATCAAAGTCTACAGGCATGTTAGGTTGAACAACAATAACATGAGCTTCTAACTTACCTGTTGGATCAAACTTATCATAATCAAGGATAAGTTGATCATATTGAATATTGTCTTTCCAATATACAGCCATATCAAACATACCTGGGATATCTGGTCGACCATCTAAACCCAACAGCTGATACACAACTACTTGTCCATTAGTCGCTAGTTGATTTAAACTATCCGCCTCCAACTTCTCAGCTGCACCTTGCTTATACAACCCTTCAACAACTATTAGTCGTTTATCTTTAAACTTACCTTCATTAACATTAATCCGACGAACAGCTTCTGCTTGTGGAGATAAGTTCCGCGCAACTTGTCTACGCTCAGCTGCTGTTAAATGATTGAGGTTTGTCTTTTCACCTTTACCACCTAAGAACTTAGCTAACGGAACACCTTTAGCTAATTTTAATCCAGCATTAATAACTTTTGCATTTTCCGGATTGTACAATGAGCTTGGCATATATTTTAAGTTGTTTGATGGATTAGGTGTAAATGTTGACTTAGCCATGACTAATGATTTACCAGCTGGTCCAATAAACACTTCGTGTGATTGCTTAGAAGGATTAGGACCTTCTACTCTACCAATACTGCTAGGAGATGCTGTGGGGTATTCTGGATTAAGTTTACCTGCTGCAATCTGTGATGCTGTAAACTCAGTATTATTCAGTGTACCGTTATCTCTTAATTTTGACCTTACTTCACCAGTTGTCAACGGTTTATTTGTAACATTACCAGTACCAATAGTTCTATCCAATGAGTTAAGGAGCTTGTCGTCCACATCTACTTTTACTTTTGGAGCTCCATACGCACCTTCATCTAAATATTTGTTTAAAAGTGTGGAAGTTGGAATTGCTGTTGCTTCTTCATCAACAGCTGTATTTGTTATTGATCCACCTGAAGTAACATTTTCACCATAAGACTGTGATCTTGTTACTGCTGATGCTCCATTTAAGTCTCCATGGAAAGTTTCTGCTTGCATTGAGGTTGCATAAACCGTTTGACCAGCATACATATTCCGTGTATACATAATCATATTTTCACCACCCATAGTACCTGTAGCACCAAACACAGACAAGTTGGTAGCAGCAATATTAATGTCTGGTGAAGACATAAGAGTTCTTTCTTCAGATGATATTTTAAACTGACCTGATGATGAACATATAACTTCACCTTCTGTTATATTTTTTCTTTCACCCTTTACAACATCAGTGACACCACCTAGTTGAGTTACAACTTTAGAACCTTTTGTAGTTTCTGATCTTGGGCCCATTGCAACACTAGCAACAGGTCCACGAGTTGTATTTCTATGAGAGCCATCAATACCTTCTTTAAGATCACCAGCAACAAAGACGTTATAGTTCCCACCAACATCTAAATTATAGTCACCTGTCACTTCTACATTTAGGTTTCCGTTATATTGAATATTAGCATTACCTTCAATCTGAACATTTTCGTCACCTTGGACAACAGTAATTCTATTTGCGGTTGTGTTAATAACAATGGTACCATCCGAACGCATCTCAATTCCAGCACCAGTACGATGTCTGATTAGAATACGTTCACCACCTGCTGTATCATCTATTTCAATCACATGACCTGATTGAGATTCATTAACATTATTTCTTGTTGGATCAGATGTTAATCCTGTATCAATATTATCTTGACCTTCAACTCCTCCATTGAGTTTTAGATCGTTGCGCTTTGCACCACGGGTAGCTTTGTTGATAGACGACTCATACCAATAATCAGCACGAGGAAACTCACCAGTAGGATCATCGCTTCCTCTACGTAGCACTCCTGCTTTCTCAGCTTGTTCGCCTAATAGTTTGATATTGGCGCCTAGTTCATCATTTTCAGTAGTCATCTTTTATCCTATGCGGTTGCAGTAATTGAAGAAGTTCCTCTTGCCTGAGCAAGCTGGATAGGTGACAACGGTGAAGATGTTCCTCCGTTTACATTTGTCCTACCAAATTTATTTTCGACATACTGAGGTACATCAAAACCTGGATCTGGCTTTCTACCTGGATCAGTATCGTTATGACCGAACACTTGTCCACCAGGAAATACTTTATAAAAACATTCGAGATATTTGTCAAATGATTCTATCTGTGCTGCAGTTATTGATTCAGAACCCACATATCTTTCTGGGTTAGGAGTACCAGACAAACAATTATAACCAGCAACAAAAGAAACGCCTATGCTAAAATTATTATGCCCATTGGCTTTTGCATGAGCACCTTTAAGATTAATTGGTCGTCCACGTTCTATTGTACCATCTCTGCGAATTACATAATGATAGCTACACCCAGCAAAACCTCTCGATAAAGCAATCTGATGCAATTGTCTTGCACCTACACCAAACTGATCAAGATAGTGTGCAGACCAGTGCACAACAGTCTCAGTTATTTCACGGGATGCTGATCTTAATTCTGCTTCTAGTTCTTCCATACTTGCAAAAGGAGCAAAGGTGTAAGTCGGCGATCCTACAGATCCAGGATTGCCTGAAATCAGTGGTTGAGTATCTAGGCTTGGAGCTTTCAGAACTTGACCTCCAGGAATGACAGTATTCTCTCCAGCCCATGTAGAAGCTGTTGAACCTACAACAAAATCAGGTAATGATTCAAAAGGATCCAATACCCCAACTCTATCTTGCAGTGATGTAGACAATCCTAAGATTGTTGTTTCAATTTCATCAACTGGTCTAGTAGAAATCTTTTTGATTTCATTAATAACAAATCCATAATTTTTATCTGAGATTGCTTGAGTTAAAGTTTGAATATCTTCTACTTTTAATTTACCATCAGCAAGATCTTGTAGAATATTACCAATAGGACCGTCCACTCTATCAGCAATGTCTTCAAGTACACTTGTTATTGCACCACCAATTGCCTGATTCATTTGAGTATTAAACTGACTAATGATTGGTGCAAGTGTCTGTGAAATCTGTGTAAACAATGCCTGTTTCAATATACTTTGCAAGTTTGGTGATGTTAGTAGTTGTAGCACACCTAACAGTTGATTGAAGTCTTTACCAGTTGCAAGTGCTAGTAATGCAGCAATAGCTTCAACACCTGAACCTCCAAAGAACTCTACTTTCAATCCACCTTTTGAACCACCCGTTCCTCCAGTAATCAGATCAATATCACTAGCTTCTGATCCAACTTCACCCACTAAGTCTGGTTGAAAGCCTGGCACATCTCCAGTTAAGCCAACTAATCCAATCCCTTCAATAACATCTGCTTCATATCCCTCATCCACTTCTTGTGTTAATCCTACAACACCACCTACAACCTGGCCAAGTGATGCACCTAAAACAGAAAATTGTTTAGATGTGTTCTGATCAATGACTTCTTTACCAGCATTGTTTAGATCAGTAACTGGCAATCGTCCTGTTACTGTACTTAATGCACTGTTTAGTTTGTTTAATGATATAGTCATTTCCAATTCCTCAGTGTAGTAGATTCACTGCCGCCATAATCAAAACCTTCCTTTGAACCAACACCAGCTGGTATTCTACCATACCATGGTGTCCATCCTTGCTCAACAGCTTTGTCTAATGCAAATCTAATTTGATTAGTTATACCATCTACTGTATTATCGTTGACCAACTTTCTACCAGTTCCAGATTCATAATCGTTTCCTAGACCACCACCTGTGTATAACTGAAATGGTCCAAATGATGCTTCAAGTCCACCTAACGATCCATTACCAGATCTGGGAATCTGAGATTGGTAGACTCCATATCCTTCTGCTCTGTATATTCTGACAGCAACATTAGGATCCATATTACGTTGAAGAGCTTCTGCCCTGATTGTTTTTTCTATATCAGCCTTACTCATTGCTGGTGCTGCGGTGTAAGAACCACCTGCTGCGTTTGTTGCGCTACTTGTCAGTCCAGCTGCTCGAGCCAATGCAGGATCAACTTGACCAATCCCATATCCAATAGAAACTGGATTGCTTCTTTGTGCTTCTTGATATGCTTGTTCTTGTTGTTCAGATGGAACAGAGATGTGTGGTAATGAACCTAACACTAACGGCAGCTGACTCATTTTGCCATCCATAAAGATCCCAACAACTTGAGCGCCTGGTAGTAGTGCAGGAGCAGACCCAATACCAGAAGTTCCACCAGATGTTGTTGGAGTCATTACAGTTGCCCAAGGTAAGTCAGCATTCTCTAATTCTATATGACTTGTAGGATGGATACCATGGATCCGGACTTGTACTCTTCGCAACAATGCAGGATCCTGATGATTAACAACAGTTCCTATAAACCAACGGACATTATCTCCATAGAATGAATAGTCTTCCATTATATTCTCAATCCTGGGCTAGCGTTTAGAGTTTTATATGTAGTACCAGTAAGGTTACCCAACTTACCACAGGTAAGTGAAACTTCATATCGTTGACCTTGTGTAAACACATGACGTGCAGCATAGATTAAATAGTTACCTGATTTCTTTTTATCTACCAGATCATTATTCTTGCCATCTGGAATATAGTTTTTTAAAGCTTCAATTGTAATCTGATTACCAATAGTAACATTAGCTTTACTTGTTAAAAAGTTTCCACCAGGGACAGTAATATCTATTGTACTCTTCATTAGAAAATTCTTTAGGGCTTTTGCAACTGATTTATCTCTATGGAATGCAGCAGAGTTGTCTTCATGATAATTGTTAATTCCTTCAAAGGTTCTACTTGTTGTTACTTTCGAAACATTCTTTGAAAGATAGTCGTGAAGAGGTCTACCGTTAACTGTTGTAGTATGATCGTACAAGGGTGCTTGTGCAATCACAGATGATGCACTGTATAGTTTATTATAAATTGCCTTAATGCTATGATTGTATGATGCAGTCAGGTTTGATATAGAATCATGATATTGATATACAGCTCCAACATCTCCATTTCGAACTAACTGATTAAGATTCTCATTCTTTTTGTATTCCATTGCGGTAATGTTATATGCTGAAGCAGCAGGAGCAAGTTCGTCATTCTGAGCTAGAACCTGACTATAACGATAAGGTCGTGTATCTGAATTCAATGCAGGTCTATCTAACATATCATGTAAGCTAAAGAATCTCAAGTTACTATCTGCTAACGATGGATATAGAAAGAAAGGACTTCCCACAGCATCTGTTGATCGATCTCTCATAGCCATCATTACTTCAAAAGGATTCATATTAGGAACTAAGAATCTCATTGGAGCTTGGATGGGAGGATCTCTCATCATTAAATTTTTACCAAAGAAATTATCTATCAAACAATTATAAATTATTTCATTAGGTTTACCTTCATATTTTTTCTGAAGATTAACTAATGAGCTAGAATAAAATTCATAATCAACAAGTGAAAGTAATAACACCTGAGCCTGATCGTTAGTGTTGATAGTTGTTTCTAATTCTCTTACAACAAATCGTTTTCTGATTAGCTCACTTGAATCTGGAATTTTTATTTGGATATCAACAGATTCAGTTCCTAGAAAGTCAACATTCTCAAATATGTTTGCATCATCTAATAGTAGAAGAGTACCACTAATGAATGGCTTTTCTAAATGCTCGAATAAATTAATTTCCAAAACACTAGATGCAACTTCATAGAAACCAGTTGTTCTTTCTGATTCAATCTTTACACTTTGTAACTCGTATTGATACGGAGATACGTGATTAAAACTCATGACCGTAATTCTTCTTGAAATCTATTTGCTATTTGTGTAACAACTTGAGGTGTCATCACTCTGATTCTTTTTAACCCATCATTAACTTTTCTATATTTTTCTAGTTTAGTGACAGGTGTAAGGTCTGCTGCTGGTTCAGCATATGGATTGATATCAGCTTGTCTACCTTCACCATCCAAGAAATGGTCAATTGAATTAGATTCGTCAATTGCAGAGAATAATGTTATTGACTGTACATCGGATCCAACCTGAGAAGTAACAACCTCATCGCTAAAAAACTTTGGAGATCCAGATCCTTCTGCTTCACCAAACTGAAGATTACTAATGTGTAGTTGTCCTAGATCTAAGTTTCGAAAAACAATCTGACCCGTTACACCTGATGCAGAACCTCTTACCGTTTGCCCAATTTTGAATACACCAGCAAGACTGTCTCTTGTAGAGATAACAAAGTTAGGATGATCTTCTGCAACCTTTGTTACCAATGTTTTTTCAGTTAGCGGCCAACCAGATTCCCTTAGATTATCATTCATTAAAAAGAATGTCCAATACAATGATTGGTCTTCATACAATCTATGTGCAAGGATGTCTGGTCTATCACCTTCTTGGATGTAATAGTATCTGTAAGCAGATATTTCATCTTTTACCTGATCAACAATATCAATGTATGTCCCCAGATTGGTAAATGCTACAGGAAGTTCTCCAGAACCAAAACTATATGGTGTTAACGGAAAGTCTTTAAAATAAGCCATATTATATCCTCTATCGGAATAGGTTTATAAGTTCGGTTAGTAGATCAAATGTACCACCACCATTGTTAGTTTTGCCAAATTGATCGACACCGTTCTGAATATCTTGCTTGGACAATGTACGTGATTCAACCAACGTTAGTGTAAGATCGATCTCGCTAAATTTACCATCACGATAAAACGATTGAGATGTTCCGTTGTATGTTGTAGACATATTTCTTAGATATGCAGGAAGAATAGTGATTCCAGTATCCTTTCCATCATATTTTATACTTGTAACAAACTTATTTGGGAATTTGTATGCAACGGGTGTATCACCTGCAGAATATGTTTCGGGGTAAATTTCCTCTCTAAAAAAGTTTACAATGTCAATGATTTCTTGAGCTTCTCTTTGCGATTGTGGTAACATTTTAAAGGAAAAGGTAAACTCTCTTAGTGGCACAGATTTAAAAACCGCTCTCGTGTTTGGATTAGTAGTTGTTTGCAATGCAGATGAAACAACTGCACCAGTGACTGTCCCAGCTCTTTGTGCAATTGCAGATGCTGCGGCACCCATAAGTTCATTCCTATTAGGTGAACTTCTCATAGCATCAGTCAATCGATTAATCTCACCAAAAGGATCCATCACACGGCCAATAACATCTTGTACGTTACTAGCACCTTCAAAAGCGGTTGCCCCCCTCACACCAAAGTCTACGTTATCAAATTGAACACCATCTTGAACTTGCACGCCAGATGGTAGATACAACTCAACAATTTTACCTAGCTCTTGAGTAGAACCGGTTAGCTCAGAATTAAATATATCACCTGCTAAACTTCCAAGATTTCCAATAGATTGAAAAAAGTTTTGAGCAATATTGTTACCATCAGTACTACTTTGAAAATTTGAAGCTGCGTTATCAGTAGAGTTAGCAACTTGTGATGTTTGTACATCACCTGGAGTCAATCCAAAGCCAGAAGTTTTTAACACTTGGAATGATATACGACCTGCGTATTTGTTCTGTTCCTCAAGTGGGAATGATAGATTGGGCATTGTGCCTCCTAAATACATCAAAAACAGTTAAGAGTATTTATATGGCTTACTCAGGAAGATATGTCGTAAAAAACAAAAGCAAATATGCTGGTGATATTGATAAAGTTATTTATCGATCTATGTGGGAACGACATGCATTCAGCTGGTGTGATAATAATCCTAACGTGAAGAAATGGTCTAGTGAGGAAGTTGTTATCCCATACTTCTGGGATGTTGATAAAAGATATCACAGATACTTTATGGATCTAAAAATTGTCTTTAAAGATGGTAAAACTATTCTTGTTGAAATAAAACCTGCAAAAGAAACAGAGCCTCCAAAGAAGCCAGATAAGTCTCGACGATATATTAATGAATCTCTAACATATGTTAAGAATATGAATAAGTGGAAAGCTGCTAATGAGTATGCAAAGGATAGAGGTTGGTCTTTTCAGATATGGACAGAAAACACGCTTACCAAAATGGGAATACTTCCGGAAGTATCTCGCAAAGGAGGATTGGAACCATTAAAACCTATGAAACCATTTCGAAAGAAGAAGCGTACCACCACCCACCGCAAAGGGCGCTCTTAGATTATACCCTGTTTTCAGAAAAGATCAACGCAATAACATATAAATAAAGATATGTCAAATTTATTTTATAACTTGGAGATGGAAGCGTTTCGTAACGGTATCACTCCACGTACAAAAGAATCTATGGATTGGTTTCGACGCAAAGCGCAAGCAATGCGAAGGGTTAACCGTAATCAATTAATGAAACAAGAACCAGTTGAGTTGCGGAACAGAGGTGTTGTAGGGAACATGTATATGTTCTTCTATGATCCTAAGACAAAAGAACAGTTACCATACTACGATAGGTTCCCCTTAGTAGTGGTGGTGGGGAAAGCAGAAGGCGGCTTCTACGGGCTTAATTTGCACTATTTGCCCCCAGTACTACGAGCTAGAATGTTAGATGGATTGATGGACATCACAAACAATAAAGTATATGACGACAGCACAAGATTCAATATTCGCTACAGTACACTGAAAAGAATTTCAAAATTAAAATATTATAAGCCATGTTTTAAACATTATTTGAATTCACAAGTAAGAAGTAGGTTTGCTTATGTGCAACCACCTGAGTGGGAGATTGCTACATTCTTACCATCAGCAGACTTCTCGAAGAATAAGAATATGGTTTATAAAGATTCAAGGAAGATGATCTAATGATTAACATTGATGGGTTAAAAGCATTTGTAAATTCAAAGAATGGTTTTGCACGTACTAATGCTTGGCAAGTTGTACTTCCTCAATTGACAGGTTTTGATATTGCTACAGAAGAACTCAATGTCTTGTGCAAAGATGTGAATCTTCCAGGTAGACAGATTGCAACTAATGAACGTGTTGTAGGAATGAAACCTACAAAGCAAGCGTATGCGTTCTTACAAGATGATGTTTCAATGACATTTCATCTATTGAATGATTATAGAATAAAAGAATATTTTGAACACTGGATGAATATTATCATTGATCAGGATGATGCTTATACGTTAGCTTATCCGGATGAATATTCTGGTGATATTGCAATCTCACAATTGAGAAAAGGTAACATAAATAGCGTTGATGATACAATTGTTTACACTTGTGTCCTTGAGAATGCGTTCCCCACTACTATGAACGCAATTAATTTAAACAATGAACAAGCTGGCATAGTTGAGTTGAATGTCCAGCTTTCTTATAGAAATTGGAGTACTAGATAATGGCTTTACCTAAGCTGAACGCTGCCCCCAAATATGAAGTGGTGGTACCGTCTACTGGACAGCAGGTAAGATACAGACCTTACCTTGTCAAAGAAGAAAAAATTCTTATGCTAGCTATGGAGTCACAAGATCAACGACAGGCATTGTCTGCAATCGTTGATACAATCGATTCCTGTGTACAAGATGATCTGAATACTTCTGATCTAACAACATTTGACGTTGAATATCTGTTCACACAAATCAGATCTAAGTCAGTTGGTGAAACTGCAAAGATTATGGTTGGATGTCAACACTGTGAAGCTGAAAATGAAGTTACTGTAAAGTTAGATGATATTAAAGTTGGCAATCCAGAAGGATTAGAAACAAAGATTCAACTTACAGATGATATTGCATTGCAGATGCGTTGGCCTAGCTACAATGAGATTGTCGAGTTTGATCAGAATCAGAATCAAACAGAACTAACATTCAAAATGATATCATCCTGCATCGATACTGTGCTTACAGCAGAAGAAGCAATTAAGATGAAAGATGAACCTGAAGCAGAGCGAATGGACTTCATTGAGTCGCTATCTTCTGAACAGTTTAACAAGATTAGATTGTATGTTGAGAAGATGCCTAAGATGGAACATAGTGTACAGTTTGAATGTACCGAGTGTAAGAAAGGAAACGATATAACCCTGTCGGGCATATCAGATTTTTTCTAGTATGCCTTTCCCACGAGAGCTTAGTAAGCTACTTTAAAACCAACTTCGCTCTCATGCAACATCATCATTACTCGCTGAATGAAATTGAAATGATGATACCGTGGGAAAGGGAGATTTATTTAACATTATTGACTGAGCATATAAAAGAAGAGAATGAACGAATAAGAGATCAACAGAATAAGAGATAGCTATGTCATTAGAAGATGTAAAAGCACAACTCGAACATCAGAACAGAGAACAGGAACGTACTACTGATTCTATAGAAGCTTTGCGCACTATGTTTATGGAACGATTCAAAATGGAGGATCGTGGTAAGCTAGATGAGATGGAAGCACTAAAAGAAGCTAAGGGTAAAGGTTCTAAAGCTGCTCCTGAACGTAGAGATAAAGCAAAAGCTGAAGCAAGTGGATTCAATCCACTAGCAATGCTTAATAGTTTAGCATTGCCTTCTCTTGTCGCTCTAGGTGCATCTCTATCAGGCTTTGACGCTGCAATCAAAGCTCTGAAGATTCCTGATTACATCTCTTCTATTAGCAGAGCATTGACTTCTGTTAGCGATATGTTCTCAACGATGAGCACAAAGGCTACAGATTTAGTTGATGAAATAAAACTAATTAGACTACCAAGTTTACCTGAAATAGATATTCCCAAACTGAAAGTTACTTTGCCAGATTCATGGTCAACACTTGGTACTAAGATTACTACTGCAATTGGTGACGCACTTCCAAAAGTGGAAGACATAAAGATACCTAGAATAATATTTCCTGACTTTCCAGACATTACTGTCAAATTACCAAAAATGCCTGAAGTTGAAATGCCCAAGTTACCAAAGCTAAAAATTCCAGACATTGAATTACCAAGGTTGCCAGAACTTAAAATACCGGAAAAGATAACCGATTTCTTTGATAGTATAAGAGCATTCAATAAATCGGTTGTAGATTTTGTTGCACCTAAAGTTCCAAAGTTTGAATTATTAAATGCAGATGGTACACCATTCAAATTCCCAGAGTTAAAATTACCAGAAGGTTTGAAAGGATTAAAATTTCCTGACATGTCTGCTGTAAAAACATTCTTTGTAGGAACAGAAGCTGGTGGTGGTATTGTAGGTTTTTTAACTAGCGCTGCTGAAATGGTTGGTAAGATTCCAGGTGTGTCAATGATTGCGAGAATAGTTGGTGGTCCAGTTACCCAAGCTATCATTTCAATTATCGACTTCTTTACTGGATTCTATAAAGGCTTCACTGAAGTTGAATTAGATGAAGATGGTAATGAGATTACAAAATCGTTTGGCGACAAGATGCTAGCAGGTATTGAAGGTGGCCTTGATGGAGTAATGAAAGGAATAGTAGAAGGTTTCCAACTACTATTTGTTGAATTACCTAAATGGTTACTAACAAAAGCTGGTTTGGATATGTCATGGATGGACAATATTGATCTGTGGGCAATCATAAGTCCAGTGTGGGAATTCATAAAAGGCATTCCAAAGTTTTTATTCAGTAAAGAATATCGAGATGAACAAATAGAAAAGTTTAAAGGTCTCTTCACAGGCGAAGATGGAGTTGTTGGTAAACTTAAAAACTTCTTCTCAGAATTATTTGACTTTATTCCTAGTATAAAAGATATCAAAGCCAGATTGTATGCACTTCTGCCTGACTGGATGAAAACAACTGCAGAAGATCTAAAAAAAGATCTAGCAGAATTGGATGAGAAACAAGATCGAGATATAAAATATTTACAAGACACGCGTGGAGCTGATTTTGATTTAACACAGGATCCGGGTCAATTCAAAGGACAGACTAAAGTAAAACTAAGGGCTATTCAACAAAGAATAAAAAGACGAGAAGAGATATTGAAAGAACTAGATACTATGGGTGCCAACTTAGCTGAAGGAGCTTTAGGAGGACAAACCTCATCTCGTATTGGTGCACTGGGTCATCTTATGAAGATTCATAAGAACGAATTAATTGTTCCGTTAGATTCATCTCCACAGGGACAAGCACTGAAGAAGCTAAGTAAAGTATTGAATGTCACAGCATCTGAAATGCAGAACGCACAGAGAGAGTATTCTTCTATGGCTGGTACTTCAATGCCAACGATCGTTAACAACATTGTAGATAATAGTACTAAGCAGTCTTCAAGTATACATAACCGGAGCAGCTTTACAGCTCCTCCGGTTACTGTTGACGCTAGTTTGCCAGTAGGATTGGTTTAATCGTCAGCAGCTAGCTTAGCAAAGTAGCTCATAGTATCATCTTCCTCTGACGCTGCTTCCGCCGTAGCTACCACAGGTGCAGGTGCACTTACTGGTGCCGAAGCTGCCGCAGCTGGAAAGTCAGGGATCTCATCATCTAATTCCAATGAGGCTTCTTGCTTCTGAGTACGTGGTGCACTCTCTCCAAGAACCAAAGCTAAACGAGCTTTCAACTCATCATAGGTCTTATAGTTAGTTGGATCAGTCCACTCTGTTAGATCGTACTGCTTGTTGTACAATGCTTCTAGCTCTTCATCACTACCTGGAACAGCAGCTGGGGCTTTGAAGCTAGATGCATCGTAATTAGGATAGCCTTCGACCTTACGAATCTTTACAGTAAAGTCTGCACCTTCCCACATATCAAATGGGTTGACAGGAGTCTCATCAGGGAACTGAGGCTGCATGCTATCCATAATCTTATCGAAGATCTTCTTACCAAACCGATACAGTTTGACTTGACCTTCGTTCTCTGGGTTAGATGGATCAGATACAATCAGTACGTTTGCAACATAACGTAGGTTACGTTTACGCTGACGCACGATACCTTTGTCTGATTCAATACCAGAGTTCCACATCTTTGAGTTCAACTCGGATAGTGGATCCTGTTGACCAATAGAAGTCAAAGACTTCTCAATATACCATTGCCCTGTTGGTCCTTTGAAAGCATGGTCCCAATAACGAATCCAAGGTGTAGCAGCTTTCGCATCACCAGGTAGGAATCGAATCACAGCATAACCATTGCCAGCCTTGTCTCGTGTAGGCTGCCAGAAGCGAGGGTCATCTGATTGTCGGGTTTGAGTAGTACCTGTTGTCTCTTTTGCTTGCTCTACGAGCTTTGAAAGATCGGTACGGTTACGTTTAAGTTCTGCGAATGACATATGTCTCTCCTTGTATAAAAATATGTATCGTATGTTCGTATGTTCGTATTATAGCACTATTTATAGTACTAGTCTACAGGCAGAACATTGCCTCTAGGTAAATAATTGAGACGTCTAGCTTCAGCCTCAATTTTGTCTTCTATCACAGGCGATATGAATTTCTTTACATCGCCTGGATCCATTTGCATTCCTTCACAAAGATCAATCACTGCATCAATGTATGAGTGTTTCTTTTCCATCACATTCTTTTCGATCATCTTTGCAAATTTTGATTTAGTCAAGAATTCGTCTTCTGCTAACAAGTTTCTTCCATTTCTTTAGTCCAGATACCCACATCAGGATACAGCCAACCAACAGTACGCTTAGGTGTACCATCAGGATAGTAAGCCATGTGAGTGACTTTGTATTGTATTTTATTCTGTCCTTGCGAACCATAACGATTGTCAAGGTACACGCCAGTACGAAGATAGGCTTCTAGGTTCGAGACATAAGTCTGGACATCAAGATACTTACTACGCTCATTAGAGTCTTTAGAATCTTTCATAGACTTGATCGCAACAAGCAGTTCCTTATTCTCTTTAATCCAAGAGCGAACATTCTTTAGCGATAGTGGATTGTCTTCAGGTAGGTTACGAACATTCTCAGCAATCAGTTTGTTCTGAGATGGTCCTCGATTCTCCCTTGCCTTGGCAAGACGTGCCACAGCAGCTGCTCTCTGCTCTTCTGTCATCTTGCGCTTTTTCCGAACCTTTTTAATCTTAGTAGGAACATATCCTACAGCTTCCATTGCAGCCTTTTTCTTAGCTTCACGTGTAGCCTTTGCTTTAGCAGTGCGGGCTTTGATCTGTTTCTCTGTCAGTGGTTTACGTGGCATACAGTCACTCCTTCATAATATAAAACCATTATCGCATAAACTTAAACAGAAGTCAACAGTTAATTTTCATCAAGTGGAATTAATTCTATCTCTCCATCGATCTTTCTTGACCTAACAAAGTTGTTTTCAACGAGATAGATTATTGTGTCTTCGATTGCCATGTCTCGGTCTCTCATAGACCAATACTTGCCAATCATGAATGCAGCCACAGATGCGCCTGCAAGAAGTCCCCACATAATAATAATTGGATCAATAAACATAAGCCCTCCTATATCACATAGGTTTATTTATCATGTAAAAGAAATCACGTTTTCAACACGAAATGATCTAAACTCACATTTGTTTGTATCGTAAGCTCGAATCACATCTTTGTTCTTTTGACGCTCAGTTCCTTTCATAGGAGGTAGTACTTTCTCGATTAGCGTACATTGCATGTCACGCTCTTCACCATTTACCTTTTTAAAGATAACGCGGCAAACACGTTGTTGTAGTTCGCCAATCATATATTCACGAGTCAGTTCTTCTGTCATGTAGATGAATCCATATTAAGAGTTACAGTTGTAAGAGGAATATCCTCTTTGTTAAGGATAGTATGATCAGACATACTTTCAAGATCAAATAGAGATGGTTCATAGCCACCTGTCAATGTTGTTGTGGTCATATTATCTGTATTCAGAATTGTGCCAGCTTCCATTGTCACACCTTCAGGTAAATCCAAACCATGCATTGGATCGTTGAGAATCATTTCGATCTCAGATAGTCGATCCATGATCTGGTTAATACCAGCCATAAGATCTTCCATAGTAGTTACTTTAGTCCCAGTCATTATCGAACCTCGTTGTTTCTCTATAAGTCTCACCATAATACTCATTAGCATACTTAGATGCATCAGTGTAGAAAAAGTCTTCATTACGGAGAGGTGAGTTCTCCGTACGACGAGCAACACGTTGCTTGTGTTGTTTCTTCATAAACTTATCATGCTCTTTCTTCAATTCAGTTACGAACGTATTCAAACCATCCTCCATCTTTCAATTTCTGTTTGAACATTATCATCTCTTCTGTCGATAAAGTCAACTCTGTTCTTTTAGCTCCATTAGCGAATTCACGAAGAGTATAAACACCCATACCATTATTAACAATGCTATAGTGCTTAGCCTCTTTCCAGTTATCGTGTTTGAAAATCAACCCCAGTCCTTTCTATCTTCTTCATTATTGTAACCATACGTGTATTCTTCAATTTGGTCAACAGTCATGTCAACTTTCTCAACACGTTTACCAACATAGGTGCCTTCTGGCCAATAATGAGGATCATAAGGACGACCGTAGTAACGATCTGCGGATCCTCGATCAAGAGGACCCCCATGCTTAGTATCATAATCAAGAACATCTAGTTTCATCACGCCCACTCCATTTCTTCATACTCAACTATATCTACAAGCTCTTTTGTAAGAGCCTTGCCATATTCGTAAGCGCAAGAGCTTAGAAGTCCTTGCTCCCAAACAAAATGCTCAACACACTGTTCGTGATAAAACTTCTCATTAGCAGTAATCCAACGAAGAGCTGTCTTACGATCACCAGCACCAATCTTGATTACATCCTCGACACGATCTTCCCATCTGATGATTGCTTCTTTAGCAAGCTGACGAGCATCAGCTTCTTGTTGATCTAGATAGTCCACTACATCATTCCAGATCTCTTGCTTCTCATCATCAGAAGCTTCATAGTATCTGTGATAACGAGGACGGAAACCATATGCGTCCTTGTGTAGATCAGAAAAAAGGTTATCTTCAAAAGTATACTGCATTACACATCCTCCATTACTGGTAGTGCTTCAAAACCAACCATTGCACACTCATATGCATCACCATCTTCTACATAGAAGCGATCGCCCATCATAGAAGAACGAAGGCCAAATACTTTACCTTCATGTACAGGCAACTCTGCAACTACTTCTACATCATCATTTTTATCAGCTTCGCCTGATGGATGAGACCAGCTATCCATAATGTTTTGAGTCCAACGATAAGCATACTCAAGAGCACGACTCTCATCAGTAGTGTCGGCATTAACAACTGCAACTCGTGTGAAGCTGTTTGTTTCAAAATCTTTGTGGAATACTGTAACTTTCATTTCTGATCTCCTTCATTTGATACCCCTTTATCCAATATAAATAACTTAAAGTCAACAGCTAATTTGTATAAAATGAAAAAAATATTAATTATTTTTATGTTATTGTCTGGATGTGCTCCTAATGTCAATCCTACAGCACAGCAATATGTAGGATTGCATGAAGAGAAAAATAACGAATCTTTGTATCAAATGTTAGGGATTGATCCACTGAAGACAGAGTGGTGTGCAGCATTTGTCTCTCATGTGCTACGACAAGAAGGCAAGCCTACTGCTGAGTTTCCGTTGTGGTCTCGAAGTTATTTAGAATGGGGAGAGGAAGTGGATCAACCACAGAAGGGTGATCTAGTTATCTTTGAACGAGAAGGATCAGATTGGCAAGGTCATGTAGGATTCTATGTTAGAGAAACAGAAGCAAACATTTTAGTTCTTGGCGGAAATCAAGACAACAAAGTTGGATACAAACTTTATCCTAAAAACAATCTACTTGGTATCAGACGCTTCCCTAGCACGAGCCTCGATCAACCAGTTCTTGATTTGGCTTTCGATTAGATGTTCAGTTGTTTTCCAGTTTGAATACTGATTCTCTGGAATCTTATATTCATCCATACGCTTTCGTAGTCCGTCATATATCTCTTGTAGAGCCTGTGCTGGAAGATTCCATATAGCCCATTCTTTAGGGTATAAGATTGTGTTGTACCAAAGATTAGTTTTGTGCTCATCTGCAAATTTAAGAAAGTCTACCATCTCAAACCAATTGTTTCTCATTGGATTGACCATTATTGATAACGATTTCTCTTCACCACAATACTCTTTGTATCGATCAAGATTCTTATAAACATCAGATAGCTTACCATTGATACGAATCTCTGAGTACCGTTTAGCATCTAAGCTATCAATTGATATGTTGATGTGAGTATTGTTCTGTTCAAGAATCTTTCTAACACGTTTACTATAGACAGTACCATTTGTTGCAATGTTAATTTTAAGACCAGGACTAATTTCTGCAACCATATCACAAATGTCTAATACAATCTTTTGAGCAAAAGGTTCACCACCGTTGAATCGAAGTTCTTTTAGATGTGGTACAAACTCTCTAAGCTCTTCAACAAATTGATCTGTATAGATCTGAGGCAGGGGTGGTAGCTTATCACGATTCTTTCTAATCCCTGAGCTTAGCTCACCTGAACACATAACACATTCTAAGTTACATTGATTGCTGAGTTCTAATTCCATCAATGATGGATATTTTTGAACTGGATATTTTTGATAAGCCTTAGCGAGTGGCCAAACATCTTTTTTTATCTCAGCCTCACATTCTCCACATCTTGCAAGAAAGTTACATGACTTCAGAGCATCACGATACATACCAAACTTCTCACCAAACCAGATATCTTTAATTGATCTCTCTGGTGACCAATCATCACAGAATCCAGGAAGTTTCCAACACGGAGAAACTTTTCCATGAACAGTAAAGTACATATTATTAAAAGGAGCATTGCAAGGAGCAATATCACCATACCAAGTTTTTATATCATTCATAATTAATTACCTTACTCCACTCAGGAAATGTATCTTTAAAGTTTTCATTTCTGACTTTATCTTTTTGTTTATTATATGCTATAAACTTATCGGTAAAGTCATATTCTGTTTGTGTCATCATAAACTTCATAAGATCTTTTATATTCTCGTTATTTGTATTTTGATACTTATTAAGTATTTGATCTTTTATATCAGCAGAAAGATAAGATATGTTCATATGAACAGGACCAATCAATGGTTGGTAATCTGCTGGTACATTTATACTTTTGAAATACTGAAAATATTCTTCAAGATACCATATGCTATAATTGTTAACAGTAGCATAACTGTTTATCTTTATATGATCATGCGTGTCTCTTAAATTAACATATTTTTTAAGATTTCTTGCTATTGTATCCCAAACCGAATTTGCACGTGAATACTCATTACGTTGATATAGATCATCAATGCTTATTGATATTTTAGCTCTTTTGAACTGTACTATCTGATCAATGAAACTTTGAATCCAAAACATTCCGTTAGTATTCATACCATATTCAATTTTCTTTGCCCGACCACTTTTTATAATTGCATCAAGTATTTTTTTAGTTTCAGGATTTACAAACGGCTCACCTCCAGCAATACCTATATGCATCATTTTATCAATCCAAGATATAAATGTCTCTCTATTTTCTGGCACCAACAACTTCTCAGTAGTCCACCATATATTGTCCTCCCCTTCTTCTTTTGCAATTAGACTTGAGTTTATAGAACAACACATACGGCATTTTAGATTGCAGACATTAGTAGTTTTCAGATCAAAAAAAACAGGTGGAGGAGAACATACAGATGGCACTATATCAATATCCCCCAAATTTCTAACTTGTCTGTAGCTCTCCATTCCAGCTTCCTCAACTTTGAAACAAGGATTAACACACGCAATTGGAATTTCGCCATCTAGAAATTGTTTTCTGACTTTGCGGATTGCAGGTCCATTCCACGCTTCAGCCAGACTCATATCTTGCAAATTGTCAGCTTGATAGTGATGGTTTTCGATTCTACAACACGGTAAAACCGATCCATCTGGATCGATACTAATATTTGACCAAGGAGCTTTGCAAAATGTATCAGCCATTTAATAGTTTTGCCAATTCAGGAACGTAATCGTATATATTTAGTTTACGAATGCTGTTCCACTTCTCGGTGTGTTGTTTAAACATTTCTACGTGATTGTTATGGCCAAATGATTTAATCGATTCTAACCCTTGCCGATTCCAATCATGTTTAGGTACATCATAGCTAACAATTGGTTCTACAAACCGATCAATATCATCTTGAGTATACTGCATACAACTTGTATGAGATGGATTCCAAACAACATTAGTACTAGCGTAATGATGCATGCCAGGAAAATCTTCTAAATGTCTCTCATATGTTTGTAGCAGTGAGGGTAATGTGTATGCTGTTATTGTGCTTATCAATACAAATGTGAATCCTGTGTCATTATGAAAGTCAGCTAAAGTTTTAACAGTGCGTTTGTAATCAGATCCTCTCTGCCACTTATAAATTTCATCAACACCGTCAACACTAAACGCAAAGTTAAACTGATCTGCATTAAACTTTGTTAGTGCATCTTTAAACGCTTTAGATATATTTTGACCATTGCTAACAATAGTAATATTTTTAATGTTGGGATTACATTCGTATAATCTTTTAAGAATTTTTAAATTATTATGATCAGCAAAAGGCTCACCACCTTTTAGACAGATATAATCTAATCCAGGTAAAACTTCATATATCATTTCCATCTGATCATTATTTAAAAATGATATATCTTCAGGTGTATTTTCTAACTTAGCGTGAGTACTACTATACCACGAACCACACATCACACAAGATTGTTTACATATATTGCTTGTAGTTACTTCAAGAAACTTTAGATCTACAGTATCATTATATCCTTGCTTTTCTGGGAATTTCCAGTCGTTCATGATATGCATTTCGGTTGAGAAACCATCTAACGCTCTATGGCATGCTTTACATGGATCGAAGTTCTTTAGATCTGTCTTTCTAACAGTATCTCTGATATCGTTATATTGTTTGCTATTATAGAAAAAGTCAGTTAGACTAGTAACATCTTTTATTGTTGTATTTAACATCCTATCACCGTCTGAACAACACACAGCGAGCGTACCGTATGGTTCTATGACTAGTGATTTGCTAAACGCTTTACAAAACATTATACAATTTCTCTATGCGCTGTGGGATCCTGATCGAAGTTCTTTGTGCAGAACTTATTACAATTATATACATCACATGTAACTTTACCATCATAAGCATCTTGCATATACTGTAAAAATTCTTTCCATTGCCACGTTTCAAAAAGCGCATCAATACTTTCAACATTGGAAAGTTTTAATTCTTCGTCCAATAGATTTTGAAATTCTTTTGGTAGATTATCAAAATCATATCTAAAAGTATAATCCATAAAACAACATGGTAAGATGTATCCACTATTAACTAATGCACGCCCAGTCTTATTATGTAAACATAGTGGAGATAGTTTAGTCATCTCTATAGTTTCCTTCAGATGGTTTCAAGTGAGGAATATGATTCCAACGATTGGACTTAACTAATTCCAAATTCAAATTATACTTATCCGCTAATTGCTTTGCTTCATCAATTGAATCTTCATTGTAGTTAAAGATGATGTATTGCCAACGAGTGTTGTTACCCATCTCTGCGGCCATACACATCATCTCAAATAGGAACTCGCCATCTTGGCCAATTCTATATTGATGACTTTGATGTGGGAGGCCATCTATACCAAAGTGCCACTTGATACCTCTACACGCATTGAATGCTTCTTTATACCACTCTCTGTCGCGTTTCCTAGTAGTAGCTGCTGTGTATATTGTGTGCCAACCGTGCATTTCTGGATCGGTGTTGTCGTTTAAGTATCTCAACATATCAATAAAGTGAGGATTGAAAATAGGATCAGATACTTGCCCATTAAACGAAACCCAGTCACAAGCATCAGCAATTTTCTTAAACTCTTCTAATGAAAGATTTCTACCACCCATAGATGGTTTATCCATCTTACCTGGTAAGATCTGTCTTATACATTCCCCACATTTCAGAGTACATGTATTACTAATATCTAAATGAAAGTTATACCTCTTCATCTATCTCACCACACATTAATGCGCAGAGGTGAGGAGGATCATCTGTTTCCCAACTCTCAGGTAATGTTTCTGTAAACCACTTGCCATTTATTATACTTTCCATATCATTGTTAAACAGATTATAATGTTCTGCAGAATCAACATAGCTACTTAGGACATGATGTGACATTTGTTTTCTATGTCCAGCAGGTAGCTCGATATTTAGCTCGTTATTGATAGTACTGTAGTAAATCATATTTGCAAAGTAGCAGCATGGCAAAACCTGGCCATCAGGATTAACAACAATCCTTTTCTCGTTTTCCCACTTACAGTTTATACATTTTACTTTTGGAGTTTCTTCCATTTCAAATCCCTAATAGGTGTAGTCGTTCTCAAACGATTGTCTTGTCCTCTAATCACTTCTGCTTGTTCCAAAGTATCTTCTTTACCAAACTCATTTATAAATGTAAATTTACTATCAGTGTGGAATCTATTTGACTCTTGGAAATACACCTCTCCATTGACTCCAAGCTCTCTAACCATTTCTTCGATATCATGCATATAATTTTGATTGTGTTTAAAAACGACAACATAGACGCTGGCATCAGATCCAGCATCACAATATGCTTTTATATTTTGTTTGATCTTTTCTAAATTAGTTTTCTGTCTATACTTAGCATGCATCTCTTGTGTAATACCATCAACGTCAAACATCACGTTAAGTCTACACCAACCAGAATATTTTGATCTATGTTCTTGTCCTAGCTGTCCAAGTTCAGCCCACCACTTTTCACCACGAATGCCACCGTTGGTGTTAATGAATACTTGTGTTGTAATGGTATTTGTTAAGACGTACTCGACTATTTCTTTTAGATCCTTGGCCATAATAGGATCGCCATAAGTTCCACAGAACTCAAACTTTGCATAGTTGTTTAATGATTGAATCGGAAATGCTTTTTTGAACATTTCCATATCCCATTGAATAAGAGGCAGCCAACCTACTTTTTCATTTACACCAAAGACTCCGTTACCAGACCACATACCTCTATGAGCATCAGTTCTATGGCACTGTGGACATCCTGCATTACAGAATGTGCACATATCAATCCATGCATATAACTCACCTTCTTTGAAGTGATCACTATACTTCTTCATCTGTTTTGTTAATCCAATCTATACATCGATATCCAGCCATTTTTCCGCCTCGCTGTTCTAGTTCCTTTATTCCGTTCGCCAGTGTATCTAGGCATTGTTCTTCACTAGTTAAAATTTGAGGCCAGACAATGTGATGGCAAGTTGGACCTGTGACTGTCATCCAGCATCCAAACAATATCGCTGTAAATGCTTCCATGTTTATTCTCTAGGCTCTTCGTATATGTACATTTGATCATTCCTTTCTTTGCTTTTCTTAAATCGTGATAAAAACAACAAGGTGTTAATTTTTAATCTACTTAACCATATTTTGATAGTGTTCATAATACTTCTCCGCAATAAATTCTTGGCCCAGTTTATTTGGATGGCCATCGTTAGGTCCAATAATATGTTTTGATCTATCCCACCCATTATGATGAGAAGTAATCATATTACCACCTACTTCTGGATAATATGGCCAACCCACTACTACGTTCTTATCAACTGTATGAAAATTAGCACTTCTTGCAAAAATCTTGGCAATATCAATCCAGTCAAATTGTACCGGTAAGTTGTGATAGTTACGATATACTTTAACATCATTAGGATTGATAGGCCACAGAAGGTTACCAACTATAACTTTAATATTCATCGCTTTACAAAATTTAATTATGCGGTTGGTGACATTAATATGATGATCAAATATCTTAGACATAATCTCTCCATCTCCGAGATTAAATCCATGGGTAATAATGTGCTCAGCTGGTTGAGTGAATGACGTTATCACACCAGTATAAGACTCAGGCAAGTTTTTATATGAAAATACACCAGGGCCATGATCAACAGTCATTCGAGCTAATATATGAGGACTAATCTGATAATGATTGTATGGAGAGAATCTAAGAGATTCTGTCATTCCTACAACCACCATCCATGGTTTTGGATTATTCAATACATGATCAACCAGTCTTCCAAATATCCAATCATTACCAACACCTGATGATGCAACATTAACAACATCGGTATCGAGTTTCTTTCCTAATATCTCAGGCCATTTGGGATATGAGCAATCATAATCTTCATACATTGTTGATGTGAAATGTTTGTTTGTAAAACTACATCCAACTGCAAGGATATATTTCTTATCTTCTAATTTAATTTTTTTAGGAAACATGATTATAATTCTTTAAATAATGTTGATAGTAATGCTCTGCTATTATTTCATGTCCAAGTTTGTTAGGATGGCCATCCTCGAAATCAATAATATAATCAGGACGTCTCCAGGTTAATGGATGATCTCGGTCTTCATCTTGTACATGATATCCTTGGCCAATCTCAATCATATGTGGCCACCCAAAACACGTCTTAGCATCAACTTGATAAAAAGACTGTGGTCTGGACATCGTCTCTTGTAAGTCAGTATATGAAAATTTATTCTCCATTCCCCACATTTTTGCTGGTTCTTTAAAATGAAATTGGTGTGACACAAGCGGTAAAAGATGAGTCATAATTAACTTAACGCCTAGGCGATCACAAATCTTCTGTAATCGAATAACTCTTTTATAGTGATAATCAAATAGTCTTTCCAGAAGATCATCATAATAGAAATGCTGATCTTTAGGAGTTTGACAAGACTTCCAAAACCATTCGATCCATGGATACAGATTCTTGTCATGTGATTTATCACCCTGCATATCATTAAAATATTCATGATGAATCATCATCCAACTTGGTATTGCTTGCAAAGCTTTATTACCATATATCCGAAATCTTGTTATCTCGGTTAATCCAACAACTACTAACCATGGTTTGTCTTTTAGAATATGATCAATTGTTTCATTGATAATTGTATCGTTATCGTTCCCCGATCTGGCTAAGTTTGTTACAGGAACACCCAACCGTTCCCCAAGAATTTCTGGCCACTTGGGAAATGTGATTGGGTTGTACTCTGGTAATTTACTTTGAAAATTGAAATCAGTGAAACTACATCCATGTGCCAAGATGTACTTACGATCTTTCTTTTTGAACATGTTATCCTTTATAGAGTTTTAAGAGGTGTGCCTCAAATTCCTCTACCTTTTGCAATCGATTGGGCCACAAGATATAATCCTTTTCAGGATTCTGCTTGAGGTTATTCAGAAGAGGTACAATGGCATTGTATAGACTATTTAGTCTCTCTTCTAATTGCGTTGCGGATTCAGTTACCTCACTAGCAACAGAGGCAGCCTTTTGGACTGCCTCTAGCTCATCTTCATCAACGGCTGTAAAGCCAAAGTCAAATATTTCTGACATGTTTATTCCTTATACTAGTGCTCAGCTGGGGGACCTTCCTAGGTGTCCCCCAACCTATCTGTTTGTTTCGAAGTACAGCACCCGGCTAGCTTTCCATTCGGTACCAGCGACTCACCGACCATCCAAGAGCTGCAGACTGCGAGGATGGATTTTTTTGGTCTCGGTAGCTGGATTTGAACCAACGACCTCTAGTACCCAAAACTAGCGCACTACCAGGCTGTGCTATACCGAGTTATTGGCGATCTCTGTAGGACTCGAACCTACGACCTAGTGCTTAGAAGGCACTTGCTCTAATCCAGCTGAGCTAAGAGACCAATTCAATATCAACGATCAGAACGCTGAAAGTTAACCACATAACGATATCCATTTACAGTAAATCGGATAGTAGAATGGCTGTATACTTCTTGTGTAGCATTCTGATATGTTACTTGATCAAAACACTGACGCTCTTGTTTGTATCCAACAATAGCTTGGCCTGTCTTAGGCTTGCTAGCTTTATCGCCACCAACAATAGCACCAAACACTGCACCAGCGTTACGTGAGTTCTTATCTCCACCTAAAGCCTGACCAAGAATACCACCAATGATAGCACCACCGATAGCACCTTCTACAGCATTGCCTTTTTGTTGTACCTGTCCGTAGATAGGAACTTGTACATTCTGACATTCTGTAGTTGTTACAGGAATGTTAGTTGTTACAGTTTTAACATGATCAAAAACACGCACATCAGTAGCAGCTTCATTAGCTAGTACAGATGTACCCATTAGCGCAATTGCAGTCGCAGTTACTAGAGTCTTCATTTGATTTTCCCTTCTCTAAAATCTTCTATAAGATAATCTACCATTTCGCAAACAATGTCAACATCTTTTTCACTTAAAGGTGGAAGTTTTCCAGATAATATTCCCACCGTTACTCTCTCTTCAATCATATCACGATTGCACTTGCCATTAACAAGTGGTCTATGATAATCATTACGAAGGATCTCAAGAACCATCATACCAAGTTCTTTATCGTGTGCGGATAGTGTCATTTTCTTCAACCCAAAGTCTAATCGATACTAGATTTTTATCTTCACGCTTGACATAGTACTCAATACCATTGTCAGATAATATCTTCTTAACTTTATTTAATGTCATTACAACAATCCATTCATTTCAAATTCGTTAGCCATGTCATCAAACCATGCCATGTAGTTAGGACCTAACTTTTCCATCCAACCATCTAAGCACAAATCACTATCAACGAAGTTCCAGTTAACTGAACCATCTTCCAAACGATTCTCATCTTTCTTTACCGCAGCTTCGAATGCTTCTGTGAATTGACCGTCTAACATTTTTGTTCTCCTTCATCTGATATAATTAATATAGTATAAAGTGGAACAGAAGTCAACAGTTAATTTGTATTTATGTAATTAAATTTAATAATATTTTCTACAACTTCATCGAAGTCTTCTAAACGTAACATATTAGGTCCATCACTTGGTGCATTGTCTGGGTCAGCATGTACTTCTAAGAAGAAGTTGCAAACACCCATAGCAGAGGCAGCCCTGCTAAGAGCTGGAACATAATCACGATTCCCACCCGAACTGTTACCTTGTCCTCCTGGCTTCTGGACTGAGTGTGTACAGTCAAATACAAGAGGTACATCATAATTGTCAAGGATATACTGCATGCCAGTAAAATCAACGACCAGATTATTATAACCAAAACTTGTTCCTCTCTCGGTAATCCAAACTTCTTTTGCATCTTTTGTTTTGCTGAGAATACCCACAACATCCCAAGGCGCCAAGAACTGACCTTTCTTAATATTAACTATTTTATCTGTACGACAAGCCTCTTGTATCAGATCTGTCTGACGACACAAGAATGCTGGAATCTGTAGTACATCAAAACAATAATTGAACTGATCTCTAATTGTTCTTACTTGCTCAACACTATGAACATCTGTTAATGTTTTCAAACCAGGGATCTCTTGCTTAATGTCTATAAAACTATGAGCTGTTGGCCATAGCCCTAACCCTCGTTTACCACCTGCAGATGTTCTGTTAGCCTTATCATAGCTTGCTTTGAATATATATTCAACACCATACTTATCACACACATCTTTACAATGCTTTGCAATCTCCATCGATTGCTCAAGCGATTCATGTTGACATGGTCCAGCAATTATTATCATTTACCTAAATCTTTCCTCACCGATTCTGTTGCACCTTCTATCATACTTGGATATTCTCCAATGAATGTACCAGCTGTTAACATATCTTTAGTTAGTACATTTTTGTGTCTGTGTTGTATTTCGTCCCAGTGTTCCAATATCTTCTTTGCAATTAGATCAAATGTTCTATCTGATAGTATTGGATCATCTTCTTCATAATAGGCATATGCTGCCATCAAGTACCATGGAACGTACATATTGATAGATTCTTCACACACTTCAGAGCATGCCTTCTCTATCTCAATTATACGACTGTCCATCATACAACTCCCTTAATTGTTTCTCCATTGCATGAGCTTCAATCTCTTGCCAACGCTCCTCGTAAGGACTTTCAGTGTCCATAACCATGCACTCAAGGAACTGCTTAACGTGCACGAGCTCGTGCAACACAGTTGTAATCAAATCTGAAAGGGAAAGAGATCTGCTTAGACGAATACTAAATTCGTTATCGTCTTCATACAGTACATCGCCACAAACTCCTTTTTTAGTAGTAGCACTAATATTTATATAAACATCTTCTTCGTGGGGAAAAAGTTTGCGAGATCCAAATGCAATAACATCACAGATTAGATCTTCTTTGACTTTTGAGAAATTACTTTCGAATTCTACAATCATGTTATCCTCCTGTTACGAATAACATATAGGAAAGTAAATATAAAGTCAACAGTTAATTCTTCTCATAAGGGAATTTTCCATTCCACTTACTACATCTGGGTTGGCTTGTGCATTCTCTACAATGAGGAATGTATATGTTCTTACCGTCTTTTGTTGTTCTATTACCATCATATTCAAAACCATTTGCATCCCATCTGATGCCACCAACTAAATGCATATCTTTGACATGCTTAACTTGTTTGACAATTGATGTAGGTATTTCAGGATGTACATTCTTATGCCAGAAATCTATTACATTTGGTATTTCTGGATCGTCACCAAAGAAGATAAAGTTCTCACAAGCACCACCATCAATCCATCCATCTTTGATCGCATTTGCTGGACATGCTTTGACACAATCCCAACAGCCTTCACACTTCTTCCACATCTTATCGTTAACTTTACGTTCTCTGTTTGGTATGTTAATTATTTTTCTGTGTGATCCAATCATAGCAATATGACAATCAAAACCAAACTTAAAACTATAGATTAATGAGTTACGAGCCTGAACACCAACAGCAGCTGCTACAGCTGCTACTTTATAGTTTGTGTATACTGGAAAAACCCCTTCAATATTATTTGCTAATACTATTTGAGCAAGTTCGTGATAGTGACTATAATCCCAAGCTGCACCATCCTTTATGAGAACTATACCTTCAGTTACATCTTGGTGATGTAAACCTCCAACTCGATCTTCACCAAACACATGGTACTTTTCTTTAACAGGAAATTGTGTACACTTTAACACATCATCTTTAGAGATGTATCCAAGATCCCAACTATCGTCAAACAGTTGCTTAAATTCATTAAAGTCGAGTGGAGAAGTATTCGGCATCGATAATGATATCCGCAGAATGGCAATTTGCTTTAGTTATGAAGCTATGTTCAAAGTCAGTTGTTAGATCCAAGTCGACATTATTATCAATAGTATTGATAAGTTTATCTGCTAGAATTTTGTGGTTTTGTTTGGATAGATGATTTCTACGTTTGTCACATCCATACCACGCGTCTTTACCATTCATGATTGAGTCGAAATCATTATGTGTTACTAATTCATTATACGACACACGTTTCAGCGATCCTAATACTTTTATATGATTATTGTGTATAATCATGCCTGACTTATCAACATCCCATTCCAACTCTTCATTTTTATTGTATTGAAGATCCCATCTTGGAAAGTACTTTGCGTAATTAATATCCGCCTGGCCAGGAACAATTAGATACCTACATCCAATACGATCCAACATTTTTTGATAGAGAGCAATTCTTGCATAATAGGTTGTAATAATAGCTTGTATTTTTCTATCATCTGTTGCAATTGTATTGAAGTATTGAATTGCAGCTTTTACTTGATCTAGAACTTGAGGATGATATTGTGCTGGAACCTGTTCCAACGATTGTTTAACAAATTGTGGATCAGTAAGATTTATGATGTTTCCAACAGTTGGAACTAGTGGAACCAAATACTCTCTCAACGGATCTGTAGTAACCACTAATACAACATCATCAGGTGTCATTTCTGGTTCTGCGGATAAGAATAGTTTCTGAACCCATTCTTCACTTGCACCCATTACAGCTGTCCAAGGACTATCACAAAGTATGTCGGCCTTGTACTTTACTGCTAATATCTCTTTATAGTCTTGAGGATTGTTTCTATCCCATTGACGAACAGATGGATCGTTCAACATAATATCAGTAGTTAATCCATCACCACGACCCCAAACGTGCATAGGAGTTGCAGTAAAACTATCACCAAAGACAAAAAGCCTTCTCATTTATTATCCTCTTCGTAAATCCAAGGATCAGCAGCTTTTATCTTTTTTAATTTTCGTCTTTTATTGATCCAATACTTTATTCTATACAACAACATCATCATGGCATTTTTCCTGTTCTCACTTCTACATTTTCAGGTAGACTAACCTTTGCCTGGCCATGTTTATGATAGACAACAAATTGTGTGTTAGGAAACTCTCGGAACAATCCTTCCCAGATAGGTCTCCAATTGTTAGCAAGACGGTGAGTGTTCATTGCATCTCTAACAGCATCTAACACAAAGTCAGTTGTGCTTACAAGATTAAAGTCAAAGATAGAATCAAATCCATACATATGGATCTCATCACATCTTAATTTATTTGCAACATAATGAGTACACATATGACCACAATTGAAGTCTGTATAGTTACGAGCATACGGTGGTAGCACTGTATAAAACTCTTTCACTCTCGGAGCATACTTCATATAGAATGCAGGTTGCATTTCTGTATACTTTTTAGGTCGTGCTCCAAGAACCCAATCATATGCATTAAGATTAACACTACCTTCATGAATTGCTTTGCACATTTTAAAGTCAACAATTGCAGTTGCATAGACATCTTTTATATCTGTAGGTGGTAGGTTACATGTCATCTTTATTCCTGGAGAAGGTTTGTAAAATCTCCAAGCGTCACCATTACCAATAATATGAGCGACTTTACTCATCCATCAAACTCCGAATGTGTTTATTTCCTTTTGTCCCTGTCCAGTGATTAATCAATATATCTTTGGGAGCAGTTCCATCTAAGTGATCCAACCTTAGTGTATTATACTTATGTGGAATCTCATTAATAAAAATTAGTCTTTGAAGATCATCAAGCAATGAATGCAAACCTTCTTGATCTCCTCTATGCATAGATGGATTCAATCCAGCAGTCCATTTAGCCAAGATAGAAGGCTTGCTTTCAAATCCAACTACACCACTATTATACATTGTAGTGTTAAATCTTTTAGACCATGGTCTATCGACCACCATATTTAATTTTTCTGGAACGACTAAATTGAACATATGATCGATCTCTCCCAACACTTCACAATCTAGATCTAACCAGAATGTTCTTTTGAATGGAGAGTTCATCATAGAGATTGGTTTGGCAAACCATCCTTTACCTTTTTGTTCTCTTAGATCAGCAAGCGAGTCTGCATGCTTACTTGCGTATGATGCCATCTCATCTGACATACCAAAGTCTACGACTAGTAGATGCGAGCTGTTATACTTTTTAAAGTTTTTTATGAACCATGGTAACATCCATTCCGTCTTGGAGTCTGACCCAGTCATAAATCCATCACAATCAAGCTTCAATGATCTCTACCTTATTATGTTTTGCTACACAACCAGTTGGGTTTTGAATAGTTGTAAATGTATCATGAGCCTCAACTGGCCAAGGATAGTATTCTTGTAAGAATCCAAATGTTTTCAGATTTAAATATACATCGGTAGGCTTTGCTTCAAACATTGCTTGATGTACTAACATCTTTGCAGCGGTTGGTTTAATTCTGTATGCATGAGCACCAGGGAAGTATGGCTTGGATGTAAGTTTATTCACACCTAGCAAAGGAGGTGTTTGATATTTACCATATGATGGTTTACCTAAAGATATAACTCCATTGTAGCTTATATTTGTTGGAATATTATTTACAACCACTGCATCGTGTTCAAAGATTGTAAATTCTTCTTTTCCTTCTGAACATAATTTCCACAACTTAAAATGTGATAGAAATGCTGCAATACAATTCTCTGTACGAGAATACACTTCACCCATTTCAGTAACATTAATCTTTTCTTCTTGTATTAATGTTTTGAGATCATCTCGTGGTGTTGTAGCTTTCCAATGAATGATTGGTAAACCATTCTGCGCACCAGACTTAATACAGCGTTCAGCTGCTCTAATGGACTTTTCATTATCCATAATAGTGATAACATAATTTTTCATAGTGTAGTTGTTGAGGGTAATCCCTGCACCTGTGTATAATATTGTTTTGTGACACCCATCTTTTTGATATTCTGATAACACATCAGAGCATCGTTTGGCCAAGCTCCAATCTCATTTACTTTATCGATTAGATCCTTTGCACCTTGTGGGTTAATTATATAGGCTGAGTTTCCGGCAAGTCCTTGAGGTATATTCCATCCATCAACTTGAGGAACATTTTGAATTGTACCTTCTCTGTGAATAATATTGTTATGAAACTCACGTGACTTACGAGTCGCTCCAATTGGATTATTAATACCTACAATATTGAATCCTTGCATATCAAAATCAGTTGGCAGCTTTTCTGTAAACACAGCATCGTGTTCTAGTACAAGTATTGTCTCATCATTCTCTATAGCTGTCAACCACAATCTGTAGTGAGACATGAAACAGGCAACCCGTTTGTTTGGATCTTGTGTTTGATATGCAGACATTTGCAAACCAGTCTTAAAACATAACTCTGTTCCAATCCATGGCCAGGTCCAATCAACTCTTAGTTTCTTGAACTGTGGTATAACATTCTTTGCGTGAGTAGCATCAAATCTGTTAATCTCAAATTCATTACCAACTCTGTGGCCTGATTCAACAAGTGTGCTAAATCCTTTCTCGGATGTAACATCATTCTTTAATACTATTGCATATGCTTTCATGTTAACTCTATAATGTAGCTGTCTGGTTCACCACTTGTCTTGCGAAGATCATATCTTTTGATTTCCATACCAGATTTATCTAACACTAGTAAGAAATCATTATTGTCCAATGTTTGATATCTATCGCTGTGTCGTTGCAACCAAGGATGTTTTAATTCTTCTGCGCTCATTCGTTCTAATGGCCAGACATCTTCGATTATATACGATCCACCATCTTTTAACAACGGTTTTAAATTCTCAAATGTTGCTTTATTTGCTTTAGGTGTATGCATACCATCATCAATAATAAAGTCAAACTTAACACCAGGAAATGCTTTTGCTACTTGACTTCTGATTGCAGGATTCATACTGTCTCCTTTTAACCATTGTACTCTCTCATGATTGAGAATATCAATCTGTTCTGGCTTGACTCGAACAAAAAGATCTAATGCATAAAACTTTGCGTTTGGAAAGTATTCAACAAATGCCTGAGTTGATGCTCCTTTGAATACACCAATCTCTAAGATGTTTAGTTCTTGATCCTTTACTGACTCAAAGATCTTTTCATAAACATAATCATATCGATGTTTGTATCCTTTATCACACTTATACTTTTGGAACAAATCAATTAGTTTCATATCACTCTCCATAATATGTATTCTTTGTTGGGCCATAACCAAACTCATAACCAAAGTATTCAATATCCTTTTTGTACCAATCACCAATGATTTGTTTTGTTTCTTTTGTATACAGATCTAGATAATTACCTGGATTGAGAGCTGTTACATTTCGTGCTCTTGTCATTTCTGGTATGTTGAAGTAGTTGCAAAGATCTTGGTTTAGAAATTCAAATCGAAGGATATCACACCTAACAGTGCCAGCGTCATCACAAACATGATCAAAAGCCGGATACCATCCACGGACAGCACGATGCCACATATAGTCCTCAGAGCCCCATTTATGTCGCTCTTCGATAAACGCTTCAAACGATGAAACATCCGCATAGCTCGGATCTACCTTCTTTTCTACTTCAATTACTTTCTTCGCAAAAAAGTAACGAGAAACCACACGATCCCAAGGATTCCGAATAACCGCAAAAGCGGTATAACTGTTTCGGTAATTAGTATCCAAGTCTCTCCATCTTGCATGCTCGGCACCATGATGATCTCCTGTTGCATGCATCTTTTCATACAACTTTGATGTGTATTGGCCACTCTTGTGTCTAGCGGCGTTATTTATTAAAATTTTACCTCGTAGCTTATCGCTATGTCGGATTGTCATTCCTGCATTCTTTGGAATGTGGACAAAGATCTTTTGATCAGACATGTCTCATTAGTTCCTCTACATTCTCCCCACGATTGGGAAGTTTGTCTTTCAAGAAGAAGTGAACAAAGTTACACTCCTTGATTCGATTCATTTCAATTCCAGTAAACAAACCATTCCAATGGAACGTCAGGTTTTTTACTTTCATCTTCTCTTTCTTTACCCAGTAGTTTAGTAGTGTCTGATCTGTTGACCATTTCCAAGCTCCTACTCCATCAACAAAGTTTTTAAACTCTGCTCGTTCAATAAACTGTTTAGGTGTTTGTCCTCTTAGATACTTTTCAATGCCTTTGTTGACAACCATCATGCCCATGTTATAAAAGTTTGCACCTGCACCACTGGGATGCTTCCAATCAAACAACTGATGCATACCAGGCATACCATATTGCATACGAGTATAGTTTGCTATCTTACGAAGGTACTGGGGCGTACAAGGCATATCCTGCTCTAGAACACCACCAAAGTCATACTCCATGGGTACCTTATCAAAGATACTTGTGTTGCATGTATCTCTAACCCATATATCAGAATCAATAATAGCTATTTGATCGTAATGATCAAAGTAACCAAATGCATTTTCTTTTTCGTAGATTGGGAGATATCCTAATCGAGCAGTAGCTTCTGTACTTCGATTAGTATTGAAAGGATCGGGTTTAATCCTTAGAAGAGGTTGAGTTTGGATAACATAGTCTGCACCAATACGATCTGCATACGCTTTTACACTAGCCGTACAATGATCATACAGTCTCGACTTCTTTCCAACATACACCTGATAGATTAGAGTTTTCATTATATGAGTCTGCCATTTCAATTATGCAAGCTGCTAAATCATGAGCTTCTTTGAATCGTCGACGTAAACGATTAGATTGATGACCATGATTTACAAACCATCTTAGGTTATCTATAGTTCCATTATGATCCGGGATATTGTATCTTCTAACAATGTCTTCCCAATTAGATCTTTTGACAAGTATACGTTCAATCATTCAGATACTCAGGTCCTGGATTCTTTTCATGCATAACTTCACGAAGCATTTTTTTTACTGCCTGCTCATCTTCGTTTGATTCAACTTCACGAATTTTAATTTCTTTTACTTGCGATTGTGTCTTATGTTTACCAGCATTTTTATTACGAGGATCGTTACGAGTAAATTTAGCCATTTGCCTTTCCTATTCAAAGCCTAACATTTCCTTTGTCATTATATAATCGCGAACAAAGTCAGAACGTACAATATCTTGCCAACCAAAGTTAACAGTTGTAAAGTTCTTCAGTTGCTCAACAATTGTCAAGAACTTCATGATGCCATCTTTCTCATCTTTTTGTTTGTAATCTGTAAAATCAGATTGTAGATAGTCACCACAGAAGATCACACGTGAGTGTTTGCCCACACGAGTAATTACTGAATCAAGTTCATGAAAGCTCAAGTTCTGCATTTCATCAACTAATATTACACAATTATCTAAAGTTAGTCCACGGATAAATGATGTAGATTGAAACTCAACTATTTTAGCTGTCTTTGCTTTATTCCAACTATATCTATCTCCAAACAGTTCGTCAGCTATGTTCTTATAAGGATTTAGGAACACATCCTCTTTTGTTTCTTTGTCTCCAGGAAGGAAACCCATTTCTCTTGTTGGAACCATTGACCTGACAATAACCAATCTATCTGGTATAGTGTCTGGATCAAGCACATGCTCCATCGCTAAGTACATTCCCATGAATGTCTTACCAGTACCAGCAGAGCCAGCTAGTACTAAGTTGAAGTCATCGTCCCATGCTTCAAACGCTATTTCTTGATTTTTTGTTAGTGGATGGTATTCAAGTAGATCATCGATCCTAACTGTCATCGAACGGTTAGGACTCTTAATTCGCTTCGCCATATATCAAACCTTAATAGTATTGCCTCGACCAGAACTCTTCTTAATTCTAGATAAATGATCTTCCCAATCTTTACCTGCTTGTCTCATTGTTGATTTAGTATCACCAACAAAGTTGGGAGTGGAAAGCATTTGTTCCCACTCACCATTATCTAATAATTCTTGTCTCTCTGACAACGATAAAATCTTCTCTTCAATTTTACCCGTCATCTTATTCTTCATAATATACGTTGGCATTTAACTATTCCTATAAAGGATCACATGAGTGTTCTTTTCAAGATACTCTTTTGTTTCCTGACGAGTCATTTGCTTAACAAATACTTCGTCAGTTTCTGTATTGTAAAGTCTAACAAGTTGTTTCAATTAAGCGACCTTAGCTTCCTCTATACACTTATCCAGATATTTTTGTTTCTTTAAAATCTTCATTGCAACTTCGTCCTTACCTTTCTTCAATAGTTTCTCCGCATACAATCCTAATTCTTCTGAATCTTTCATTAGGGTTTGTAATTGATATGAACTCATGAATAACTCCCATATTGTTATTTTGTTGTGGAATAAGGGATGGTGATCATAACAGTCCTGGATAAGCCTCCTGTACAATTTTTCTAGTGAGACCTTTGACTGGCATTTTCTTTTCAACCATCTTTAGTACTAATTCTGCATCCTCTGGATGAATTGATTCTAATATACCAAGAAAGACTTGCTCCCGCTTGTATGCAGGCATATTGTCTCCTTTACCACCTTTGACAATATAAGTAAATTTTTGATTCTCCCTAAGCAGCGTGCTTGGAGTGCTTTGTTCTAAATTTGCTGTAAATGGTGGTCGTCCTTTAGGTAGGTTCCACTCGATAGCAGGATTCAACGCACCAGCGATGATATCCTTTACTGCCCAGTGATCGTTTTGCTTGAGAATCTCTATTTTCTCTTCTCTTGTCTTGGCTTTACCAACGGCTTCAAATACTTCATAAACTTCTAATCTACGTGCCATAATTATACAAAATCTCCTACACTTTCAATTAAGAGTCTGCATCTTTTGCTAACCAGATAATTCAGGACGTTTTGCTTAGCTGGTTTTTGACTCTCATAGTTATATATAATTTCTTGCTTCACAGTTTCGGGGGTTTCACTAAGATCTATCAACTTTTTATTACGTAAATAGTTACGATATATCTCTTCACCGTGTGATTTGGGATCTTTTATTAGATCGTCAAGAATATTTTTTCTTAAAGGTGTTTGACGAATACCTTCTACAAAGCAATCATCAACACTTAACACATTAGGTATCCCATCTGCTTGGTCACCCTTCATAATCAATTCCATAAGCTGACGACGAGGTGTCTCTTCTTTAATGAACCTTTTCTTCATAGGTGAGAATTGATTGATGTTATCATACTTCTGAAGCTGAACAAAGTCCTTATCAGACGAGACAATTACAACAGGTTCATTCTTTCCAAACTCTTGTGTGTCTTCACAGAGCACTGCAATAATGTCATCAGCTTCGCATCGCTCATGTTCAATTACTTTGTAAGGAAAGTTTTCTCTGATCTCATCAAGAACCATATTGGTAATACGAAACAGTTCATTCCAATCCATCTTTGATTCTTTACGCGCATCCTTACGTTTGAATTTATAGTTAGGGAATGCATCAAACCGCCAGTTCTTTCTGCCATCCATACAAATAACAACTTCACCAAACTTGTGATGAAACTTTGCTCGATACATTCTTATGCTGTTGAGGATCATATGTCGAATAAGATTCTCATCCATATCCAACTTTTGTGTCACAACATTGCTGATAGCAATAGCATTATAATCAATTAGTATCATTATCTTTCCTTAGGTGCTTGGAGTGAATCTTACATCCAATAAACTCGTTGTAGTAATCGTCTCTCAGCAACACATCATGCTCGAACTGCAATTTAGCTTCATAATAAGAACACTCACCTTTCGTCTTGCACAAGTATAGTATATCTCGACGGTAGTTGTCAACACCTTTTTCTTCTACCAAAAGTTTGACTTCTGCACTACTACCATAGTAATCTTTCCAATTGCTTTCTACACGCGTTCTAACGCGTCTCTTACGCGTTTTAGTCTTGGGTAAGATCTTTGGCTTCCAAAAGAACTTCTTTCCAATATACTTTTTATCTGTATCGATTTCGGTGATTAAATAGACAAAGCCC